GCTGAACTTTTTGCACCTACTCAACAATTGACTCCTATTACAACTCCTGCAATGCAGGCAACAACAACTGGTATTGAAGTTACAGCCCCAACTGCACAACCCGCTGCACAAGTAACTGCTACAAAGATTTCAGAACTACCTACAGCGCAGGCAGAAGTAGGCGAACTATCAACACAGTCTCTTGTAGATATTGCACAGGCACAGGGACAAGTAAGTCCTCAATCTCTTGCAACTGCTGCTACGCAGGAACTCGATGTTCGTGGTACAGTTAAGTATCAATTAGGAGAACTTTATAATAGTATTCAAAACGGAGAAGAACTTCCAGCATGGGCTTCTGGTCCTGTACGTGCTGTATCTTCTATCATGCAGTCTAGAGGTTTAGGCTCTTCTTCAATTGCCGCAGGCGCAATGATTACAGCATTGCAAGAAACTGCTCTACCCATTGCACAAGCGGATGCTAACAAATACTCTACAATTCAGCTACAAAATCTTAACAATGAACAGGCAGCTACTATGGCAAACGCTGCCGTCTATGCTGCTATGGATCGAGCAAATCTTGATGCGCGTATGAACGCTCTTGTAAATAACAGTCGAGCATTTCTACAAATTGATACACAAAATTTGACAAATGCTCAACAATCTGCTACAATAGATTACCAAACTCAATCAAATAAATTGTTTACAGAAGCTGCTGCTGAAAACGCTGCACGAAACTTTAATGCAACTTCGCAGAATCAAGTTGATCAGTTCTATGCGACTCTTGGTACAACAGTAGAGCAGAATAATAAAAATCGTTTTGCTGCTCAAGAACAGTTTAATGTTGATGAAATAAATGCCATGACACAATTTAACACAAGTATTAACGACTTGCGTGATCGCACCTATATGCAGAATCAACAAGCTATTGATCAAGCAAATGCTGTGTGGCGGCGTACAATTAATACAGCAAATACTGCTGCAATCAATGATGCACAGCGTTCAAATGCACAGGCTCTGTTAGGTATGAGTGTTGATGCACAAAATAGATTATGGCAGCAGTACCGTGATGAAGCTAACTTTCTTATGACACAATCAACAAATCGTGAAGCAATGGCTCACGATGCTGCAATGCTTGCTACACAGATCACTGCAAATACTAGCGCATATAATCAAAGTGTTAAAGATAGTTTTTGGTCTGGTATTGGAAATGCAGTATTTAATTTACTTTAGGAGTTAGTTATGGGTCTGTTTGATATAGTAACAAAATTTATTAAAGATGTTCCTATTGTTGGTGATGTTGTCAAGGGAGTAACGTCTTTTATTGATTTAGTAGATGATGATCCTCGTAAAAAAGGTAAGGGACGTTTTGGAAATCTTTTCCCAGCAGGCTCCACCCCAATTGAACCAGTTAAATCGCCAATTGTTAAAGAGGAAGGTTCGAAAGTTCGCCAAATAACTCCGCCAGTAGGCCCATCGTTAGCTAATTATAGAAGGTATATAGAGGGAACACGAGGCTATAAAGACTTAATAAGAATTGCTCAAGCTGAAGCAGGGGAGACCGTTGCAAAAACGCCAAGCGGTAAAGTTCCTACAGTGCGCGGAGGAACACCGCGTGTTCCGTCCTCTAAAACTTTAACTGTATAGGATAATATAATGTCAAGCGATCCTTTTTCAAGACCAATACCAATGCAGTCTTTAACCTCTGAAACAGGGCAGTGGGGATGGAACCGTCCACCTCAGTTTGCAAAGGTCGAAGATTTTGTAGACTCTGTTGAAAAGAAATTATCTAATAAACGTGCAAAAGAAGATATTCTTGATATGTTTATTATCGGAGCCACCGTTGAGGATGTTGTTAATACACTGGCAATTAGTGCTGTAACTCAGGGTAAGATTACTCCAGATGCTGCGGAACTTTCTAAGTTACCTATCGCAGCCCTTCTTGTTGATATGGCTGTAAAAGAAGATGTTCCTGTAAAAGTATTTTCAGAAACGGGTAATGATCGTGACAACCAACGCACACATGATAAACTCAAACTTTTATATCAGACAAAGCCAGAGTTATTTGAAGTAGCACAGAAAGAACTTTCTAAGCGGGCAGCTATGCAAGAGGCTGAAGAAAAAGAAGAAGGTTTTATGAAGATGGAGAAAAAAGATGCCAGCACTGTTTAGTTTTTTAGGCGGTATTGCTAATGGTTACAATGCATCAAAAGCTGCTGAAGCAAAAGCACTGCAAGAAGAAAAGTTAGAAGACAAAAGATTTGAAGGTCGAATGGAAATAGCTAAGTTCGAGGCTCGCGCAGCACAAGAACGAACAGTAGCGCAAGCTATGATTACTAATCTAATTCAGGCAATGCTTAATGAGAAGTCGTCAGAAGAAATGAGGACTAACGCAGGAACAAGCCTTCAGGAGTTTCTCTCAAGATACCCTACTTATCGTGCTTTTGCAAATGAAACATTAAATCAACAATCAATGGGAGGTGCGGAGCAGAAATTGCCCGAAGATGTTGATCGTCCTTCTGACACTGGCTTGAACAGACTGGAAGTACCATAATATGGCTGAGAATAACTCATCAAATAATTATGAAGTCATCGGACCTGATGGTGACGGTATTGCTGTGCGTCTTCCAAATGGATTTGAAATCAATACTATTAATGTAAAAACAAATGAGGAAGCTGTAGCAAAAGCTGAAAGGTATTATGAAAACTTAAAAGCAGAAAGAGGTAAGGATAAACTTCTTTATAGAGACACGCTTGCTACAGATACAAACTTTATTGATCAAGCTAGAGCATACTACTTTAATATTGACGTAAATAACGAGCGTGAAGAATGGTTCAAAGACCCTGTTCTTTTGACAGAGCATTGGGTAAACGATATGCGTTGGAGAGACAACAACACTGTCTCAATGGCTAAGTCTCTTCTCAGAACTGCTTACGCAGATGATGAGCAAAAGGCTCGTACAGCCTATCTGTATAATACATGGGACGCAATGCCAGACTTATTTGAAACTGGTGGCGCTGGAGTAAAGGGTCTTTTAAACAATGTTATGAAAGGCGCTGCTGATCCTGCATCATACATTGGTGCGGGTCTTTTTGCTGTTGGTAAAAGATTTGTGCTTGGTGCTGTTGGAAGAGAAGCTACAAAAGAAGTTTTAAAACGTAGCACAGCTTCAACAATTACTCGTCAAGCTATTGCTAATGGCGGCGCTGACGCTGGTTTTAGTGCAGGGTTTTCATATCTAGATCAAGTAGACCGTATGAATGTAGGCATGATTGACTCTGTTAATTATGATAAAATTCTTCAGGATGCTGCTATAGGCGCTGTATCGGGCGCTGGCTTTAGCGCAGGTCTTTCTACTGTTGCTCGCACTCGTCCTGTTAAAGCGGTTACAGATAACGAAACTTTAAAAAGAGTTGCAAGAAAAGCTGTTATTACTGGTCAAGATTGGCTTACATCTACCACATCTCTAGGTCCAGAAACTTCTTCTTTCCTTAGAGCAGTTGGTGGTAGAGAAGAAGCAGAGTTAACTAAACTTAAAAATATTAAAACAGAATTTGAAAATTCTTTTGCGCCTTTTATTCCAGAAGGAATGACATACAACGAATGGATTAACACTGGAGATAATTCTAGTTTTGTAAACAATCTTTTTGTAGCATATAACAAAGAGAACAAAAAGGTTGATTGGTTAAAAACAGCAGAGCAGGAAGATGGTTCTGTCTTGCTTATTAAAGATCAGGATAAAGGTTTAGATTTTAAACCTACAGAATATGATAATCTAAACAAGATTGTTGACGACAAAGGGCGTACTACATATGCAAATATGGATTCAGCAGAAGAGTTCTACACAAATCTTCTAAACAATAATCCAAAGATTAAAGAGCAGTTAAAAAATATTGAGAATATTCAGACAGACTACAGAGAGAAGTTTGCTGAGAATACTCTTTCTCCTGCTGATATTAACAACAATCCATTTCTAAAAACTTTACCTGTTCATCAGACTGCATACTATCATGCCTTCACCGATCCACAGGGAAATCTTTTACGCCTAAAAGAAACACCAGAGGGACGGGCACAGTATGACACTGCTGTTCAATATATTAAAACTAAAGCAAACATTGGTGATGATGTTCGTGCTAAAAATATTGTAAACAAAATTATTACAGGCAGGCTGTCTCAAGCCCTAGCTGATCAGGCAAACAATCCACAGTTAAAGAAAATTTTTGACGATGCTGGAATTACGGATGACGTTTTGCAGAAGATGTCTACCGAAACAACTCTAGAAGATTTAGCAAGTTTAGCTAAACGCGGTACAAAAGGCGCTAAACAAAGTGTTGTCGGCTCTAAATCACTTGAAGCAGTTTTAGAAAAACGTAAGTCATTGCCAAAAGAAATTAGGGATGTGCTTGGATTTGTAGATGATCCCGTTGCTAGATCAATTGAAGCTACACAGCGCCTTGGTGTTGTTACGAGGCAGTTTGATTTTGAAAGTGGACTTGTTCAGCAATTAATTAAGACTGGTCAGGTTGATCGTCTAGCTATGAATACAAATACATTGAATGAATCCATCAATGTCACAGCACCAGACGGTACTCAGATTACAACTAATCTTAAACAGGCTATAAAAGATAAACTGATTACAGACGATGAAGCATTTAGAACTATCATTAGGTCTAACGATAATCTAAGAAAACAGGCGTTTAATAAAACTGTTGACGATCTAGGTACAGGTAAGATTTACAATCCACTTGCATTGCTTCATGTGGATAAGGATTTTATGCAGACAGTTAATCAGGCGATGTTTGGCGCAACGATTGGAGATATATCTGGCAATCCATTTGTCTCTAATCTCATGTCTTTAGGCGGCACTATTAACTATGTAGCAACCTTTGGCAAGACTGTTTTATCTCCTGCCACCACTGCTCTAAACTATGTTGGTGGATTTACAAACTTTTTAGTTGTAAATGGAATATCTTATAATCCAAAACAATATGCTAGAGATGCAGCCTATCTTAAAAATACTTACTTTCCTATATGGACTGAGATTTTAAAAGCAAATAGAAGAAATGAAGATTTAGGCGGCTTAACAACTAAACTTATTAACAGTGGTAAATATACACAGCAGCAAGTCGATGAGGTATTCAATGACTTTTCTGCATTGACAGAGGCGCGTATTCTTGAGACAGATTTCTTTTCAGAAACAGAGCGAATGCTTAGAAATGAAACAATTGTTTCAAGCCTTTCCTCTGGTGTTTATGGTCATGCAGGTAAAATACCTCTTTTTAATTTTACAACTGAATTAGCCAAACGTGGTTATGCTTCTGGCGATGAACTGTTTAAAGTTCTTTCGTTTAAAAAACGAAGAGAATTTTACACATCGTTAGGATACTCTCCAACAGAAGTAATGCAACGAGCAAGAGATGATGTTTATAGATGGATGCCTAACTATAGATTTCAACCTAAATTAGCAAAGGCTATGAAGTCTGTTGGTCTTGGTAACTTTATGGCACACACAATTGAGATTACGAGAAACACAAAGAATATGCTTGTTGATTTTTCAAAACAATGGCAAGAAGGTGCGCGACTTTGGGCTAATGGTGAACGGGCAAAAGGATCAAAATTAATTGCGGATGCCTCTGTAAGAATGGGGTTATTGACTGCAACAACTGCTGCCGCTGGTTTTACATATGATACTATCAATGATCAATTCTCAGGTGTTCCAACTAGCGAAGCTGAGAATGCTGGAATGCAGGCACTTGCACCAGAATTTTATAAAGCTGGAGCAGGTTCTTTGTTTATGATGAGCAAAGATGACAAGGGTAATGCTGACGTTATAGACTTGTCTTTAACAAATCCATTCGGCGCTTTCTCAACTCTTTTACCGTCTATTATACAACGTGCTGATGAACTTATGTCAGGCGGTACTCCTCTTGAAGAAGCATATACAAAAGCAGTCGGATCAGCGTTTGGGTCATTTATATCACCCTTTACAAGCAAAACTTTAGGTACTGGTCCCATCATTGAACTGTTAGCAAACCCTGATATGAGTGAAGAAAAATTTCTTAATAAACTAGGAAGCGCATTTCTACCCGGATTCGCTTCTGATATTGGAACATTTTGGGGAACAATTAATAAAACGTATAGTAAAGAATATAAATTAGGTACAAATGAAGAACGTCTAAGTATATCAGAAAGTATGCTTAGATATACGGGACTAAGACCAAGAGCATTTAATGTTGGTGCTTCCGCAGAACTTGCATATAAAAATATTGGACGTTTGTATTCAGGCCCAAGAACAGCTTTTGCTTCATCTTTTACTAGAAATTTAAATCAAAAGCCTAACACTGTTGATGAGTTATATTTAACAGCACAGTTCTTTACACATATCAATTTAAAAGAATTACAAGATGAGCGTCAGAATCTAACGACTGATAGATTTGTTAATAAATATATTGAAGCAAACAACGCTTCATTTCTTGCTCAACAAAGAATATATGGTAAGGTTCTAGCACATGTTAATTATTTAAGAGAGCAACCTTACTATAGCGGAAACAATCAAAGAATTTTTGATGAAGTAACTAAAAGATTAAGTAGCGCAAATGTTTTAAACAATCAGGCTAGAGCAGCGATTGTTAACTCTGCTGTCTATAGTAAATCTCTTCCAAGATTTCAGCCAATTACTTTATCAGCGGCAACTCTCAATAAAACTATAGACAAGATTGCTGCATCCTCTGGCAAAAGTAGAGATGAAGCTAGGAGTATTGTTCTAGAGTTAAGAGATAGACTTTCTGAAGCTGAGAAACAATTCCGCAATCGCCCTCTAATCATGCGGAATCTAGATGAAGATGAATAACGACGAAGTACTTATTGGTCTTGGTCGCCTTGAGGGAAAGGTAGACACTATACTATCTTCTCAGTCTAGGTTAGAGATAGAAATAAAAGACCTGACAAAGCGCGTTGGCTCTCTTGAGCGCGACCGTTCTAAGCTATACGGTGCTGCTGCTGCCTTTGGCGTTTTGTCAGGTCTATTGGGCTGGCTTATTAATGCCGTTACAAAGAGTGTCTAGTTATTAGTCTTTACATTATTCCTTGCTTTTATAATAAAGGCTTCGATTTCCTCGTTAGACATATTAGGATCAATCTCCACACACCATAGACAAGGCATATCCTCTTCCGCACACTTCTCTGGAAAGAGACAGGTAAGTATTTCAAAGTCTGGTGTGAAGGTTAAATCAGGCATTAAATGTCTACCACCTCACAGAAGTCTGCCGTACAGGCAAAGGACTGAGATGATTTAGTTTCGTCCTCAATTTCATACTGAGATAGAAGGCTCCAATCAATTGTGGTTGGGGTCTTTTTATTTAGGTTATCATACTCAGCTTTTTCAATCTTCTCATAAGGTGCTTGAACGTACTTACCACCATCATAAGGAAGGAAAGAGATGCCTGACATTTCATCAAAGTGATCGTAGACCCATGCTGCCACAGACAACCATTCGTTTTCACGCACAGTTACTGTAACACTTGGCTTATGCTCACACCAATATCTGTAGTAACATAGCCAAAGTTTTAGTTGATCCATTGCTACTTCATCATCTCGTGTAATGGATTTGTCAGGCGCTTTGATTGGAAAAGAGAACACGCCAATTTGATCATTGTAGATAGGCTTTGTTTCATCCATATCCTGATAACCTGAGATGGCATATTCAAAAGGAACACTAGCTTTTTCTCGCAAGAACTTTGTGAGACTATCCTTCATGTCACCACGAACACGGCGAACATAGTAGTTGCTGTGTCTTGCGTGAATACCACTGGCCGTATCTGTAAGCTGGCTTACTGTGCCAGAAGGCTTTACGCAAGTGATTGCGGCAGAGGCAGGAATACCTAGCTGATCTGCAAACTTTTTGTTGGTATCAATAGCAACCTGTTTAAGTTGTGTTAGAGTTTCTTTTAGACCATCTTCCATGTTCTTATAGGCTTTACCATTTGTAAGCATACAATCCATGATACCAGTTAGGCTTACGCCAAGAAGGCGTTCTTCTTCAGTGTTATCCTTCCACCGCTTACGAAGATATTTGAAGTCTGTCAGTGTAGATTGATAGGTTCCAAGTAATGTAGCAAGTCGAACCTTTTCTTTAAGTGTTTCAAGAGTATCCTCAGAACGAACCATTACCTCGGTAAGATTGCAGAATTGATTAGGACGTAGAATAATCTCACTGCATGGGTTAGTACCGTACTCCCAAACCTCTTCATCATAACGATGAATGTTTCTACGTCCATTCTCAGCAGCCTTCTTTGTAGAAGCCTCTCTACTGAAAATACCTCGCTCACCAGATAGACTATCATATAATGCTTTCCATTCCGAAAGAAAGATACTTACGTCAGGTTTCGCTGTATATACTGCCGAATTATTCGACAAGGCTCTATGACCATATAGATTATACCAGCTACCAGACTTAGCGCCGCGTAGGCGATCATCAGATAGATTGCTAAGAGAGATAAGAGCAGAGCGGCGTACCCCTCCAACAACCACCACTTCAGCAGTTTTACATACGAGATCATGGCACTCCAGAGATGTTAGTTTACGCCCATGTGCTGCCTTAAAAAGATTAACGGCAAACACAAACAGTTCATTCAGCGGACCCGGACCAGAAGAGCGACCGCCAAAAGTACGCAGCCTAGCCCCGGCAGGGCGCAGCTTTGACAAGTCCCACTTTGGAATTTGCCCCGCATACAAAAGACTAATCAGTTCACGAAATGCTTTAGCCCACCCTAGCTTACTGTCACCAACAACAATCGTTGTGTCAGTATTCTCAAAGGTTTCGCTTACGCGAGGAAGCTGATCAATGTTCTGACGCTCAACACTAAACCCAATACCAGTACCATTCATAAGAATGTAGAGGATTTCATCAAACGCTCGAACACTGTCTACAGGAATATAGGCACAGTTATATGCAGCTACATTACACTGGTCAACAGCAGCGCCAGAAGTCATAAGCAGGCGCATTGATGGCATGATTTTAAGAGTAAGAACAGCATCGCGCAGTTCATCAATAGCTTCTTTATCTACATTGAAGTTAAACCTCTTGCTCAGATGAGTCTGCATATAATTAAAATAGCGGTCAACAGTTTCTTTCCATGTCTCACGCCGTCCTTCATTCTCTAGCCAGCGAGCATACCTAGAGGCATGAATGTATTGTTGGTATGCTGTTGGTAGTTCTACTTGTTCCATTGTGCTTCCTCAATTATTTTTAACCATGTTGCTTCTGGAAGAATGTATAATCTTTCTTTTCGGTCAACGCGAACTGTTAAGAAGTCTGGTCCCTTACTAAGCCAATCATATATCTGCTTGAAACCTGATCCTCTAACCTTACACTCTCCTTGATATCCATTTAGAATAATGTCATGCTTGTATCCCTCTGCCATTCCAGACAGAGGAACGCGAAGGGCTTTGTCTCGGGGTAATCCAAAATCTCTGTGAAGATTTACAATACTGCGCTCTTCATTAGCCCCCTTGTTCCTCTGCATCTTTCCCATATTATAGCACAGCGAAAAGATAAAAGCAAATAATGAGTGTATTAAGAACAAGCATGGCCCTGTCTTTCCAAAGGTATCCTACAATTAACCAGCCTGTAATTCCAACAAGCATAACATAAATGTTAAGTGGAAAAACATTGTTAGAATTTAGATAACTACCGACAACAATGATTAGTGTTGATATCCATTTAATATACCATGATAGATCATGGGTTGGTGTTACCTTTTTATCGTGACCCATTCTTATACATCCTAGACTGAGAGGGTGTTAACTTCTTTCTATGATGAAGCGGAGGTTTTCGTGTCCTCCGCTTTATTTTTGTTAGTGGCTCAAATGAATTTTCCTTTGGTCGCTTACTCATCTATATCCTCACCATTCCGTAGTTTCTGCATAATAGTTTGATTTACATTTTTATTACGTTTGGTTTGTACCACACGCATTTTGTACTTAGGAGTTCTCAAATCTTTTGCAATCACGTTATGAACATTATCCTGTTTCTTTCTGGAAATACGCTTACGTCGTAGTTCCTTCTGATCAGTATTCATTTTCTCCTTCCTCTTCAAAATTATCTAAAATATCTTCAAACAGATGCAGATTGTCTTTAATCTTGTACCAAAATACATCGACCAATTCCTCGACACTGATGTCGAGTATGTATATTACATCAGTTTGATCGCACTTGTCAATCAGTTGTTGACGAATGTCGTAAAGCATCCAGTTTGAACTCCATTGTACGAGGCTCTTTTACTACTCGTGTAAAATACTTGGGTCCATAAGAATAATAAAATCCTCGCAGACCCTTACCACCATTTGCATCAGACCAGCAATGCTGTTTGAATGGGCAGTAAGAGCATTGCATTGATAGTACTCGATTTCCCGACTGTCCTTCTGGCTGATCATTATAACATCTTTCCGGTGGTGTTTCTTTTTCGATGGCTTCCTTTAGCATCTTGATCCGTGGACGAACATCTCTAACCTTAATCTTGTGAACAGCTAGAGCAAGGGTTTCTTTATTCACAGCAAGAAAAGCTGCTTCATCCTTTCCTTCTGCCTGTGCATATCCACTGATCTGATCAATGTAACCAAAGGGATCATCGTCTTCAAGCGTTCCGCTCTTGAACTTCTTGAAAGCATAGGAACTTGTAGACTTAACATCAACAATAACCCCATCAATCTTGCAGTCCATGCGACCCTTGACACCATCAATCTCAACTTCCTTCTGTGTATCCTGAACAAAGTGTCCAGCTTCACGAGCCAGTAGAAGAGCCTGTTCCTCTAAGAAATCACCTTGAAGAAACTTCAGCCGCATCTGACCTGACAGTCCTTCTTTAGGTGCTTTCTTGATATCATACCAGACTTGTCTGGCAGGCTTTCCAATGTTTGACATTCTCAGTCGAGGTTCGTAACTGTCATCCCTTTCTTCTCGGAACCTATAGAATGATCCTCTACAATTTTTGGTGTAGAGACTAAGGTTATCCCAGTTTGGTTTCTCTCCATCACCTGCGAGAGAATAAATATCTGAGACTAATGTGTCAAGGGTCTTGTTCATTACGCTACTTCATCTAGTTCGGCATCCTCTGGATCACCATAAGGAATTAGATCAATGATCTGTAGCTTGCGAATGAAGGGCTTGTTCTTGCCCTTAGCCGGTCCACGATCAATATTAATAACCGCAAATTCAAGATCAGCCTTACTGCCATTACCCACTCGAACAGTCTTGGTAATGTCTGTGTTATCAGCATCAACAATCTTTGGTGGCTTCATAGGCTTCATGCCCGTAGTCATGTAGTTTAGCTTGAAGTTATAGAAGTCACCCTCTTCATCTGTACCGATCTTACCAGTAAGATTAAGGGATTCAAGTACAGCCTTGTTGTGCTTGTCAACATACAGCTTTACTCCCCACTGCTTCTTATCGTACTCATAGTTACTGAACGGATTGTCACGAGGCTCATCTAAAAAAGCCCAATAGGCCAGCCCCTCTACGGTGTGTGTTTCTTGGTTTGCCATAATGTTTACTCCTTTGTTATGGTAGTATTATGATAACAGCTTTCTAAAGTTTTGTCAAGTCTACTGGAACATACTGATCTGACTTCATTATCTTTCCATCCTCCCTGTAAATAGCGTTTCCATTCTTGTCAAGTTTCGTCATGTTTGATTTGTGAATTAGGTTGAACATAACATCAGAGTTCCAACCATATCTTACACACATTGATATACAAACATAAATTAAATCAATCAATTCTTTTTTAATGTTTGGAACGTCGTCGTTGTTACACGCTACAATAAATTCATTGTACTCTTCTGTAATCAAAGAGATTGGTAAACTGATATCTGCCCCTTCAAACTTTTTACCTACGGGATGACCAAAAGCAAAATGAAATTCCATTAACTTATCTTGAAAAGTACTATATCTATTATACATTTATAATTCCTCAGTGTGTTTCTGCCCAGTTATTTCCGATCTTATACTCACCGTCAAGCGGACAATTAAGACCTAGTGCTGCTGCTGTCTTTCTAATTGCATTCACTCCTACATTTGCGACACTCTCTGCAAGATGTTCTGGTACATCTAGCTGCCACTCATCGTGAATGTTAGCAACAAAATACTCAGAAGGTTTTAGACGTTTTGTTAATAGGTCTTTGTAGAAAATCACCAGAGCCTTCTTCATAACAATAGCGCCAGCACCTTGAAGGAGTACGTTTAAGGCAGAGTGTTCCGATCTTATTTGGAGATAGCGTCCGTCAAGACCTTTGATTCTGCCTGTTGTAGCTGCTCTAAACACTCTATCTCTAAGTTTTGCAAGTGCCGGAGTACTATTAAGAAAGCGTTCTTTAAGTCTTTTTCCATCGAGTTTACTTCCACCCACGATGGAGCCGATCTTTGCATCTCCTGCTCCATAGATAAAGGCATAGATGAATGTCTTAGCCTGATCTCTTGATTCAAGTTTCGCAGCCAACTGATTAGCTGTGTGTATGTCTCCATCAACTACTTCCTTTGTATACTGTTGATCATTCATATAGTGTGCAAGCATTCTTAATTCAAGTCCACTTGCATCAATACCAATTAGTTTATTTCCTTCTGACGGCTTCCAACATTTTCTACACTCTTCACCATAAGGTTTACGAGTTGAAGGTACTTGAGCAATGTTAGGATCGCTGTGTGACATTCTTGTCGTGATTGTTCCGCAAGTTCTGACTGTGCCATGTACTCTTCCATCATCGTCTGCTGCCTCAATCCAAGGTTTGATTTGTGCAATTCGTTTCTCTAATGTTAGATACAGTGCTATGTCTTGTGCTTCATCTATATTTACATTTGACAAAATATTTTCATCTACGATTGGTTGTCCTGTTGGTGTATACTTATTAGGCTTCCAGCCCTTTCTTATCAGGTAGTCAGATATTTGCTGACGAGAGGAAATGTTAAAGGGAATGTATTTAATACGGCTAAAAGGACCACCCACAGTATGTAAAGCATTATCGAAACCAGAAAGCCCCACTTTAGAAAGTTCACCAGTTCTAGTATAACGAGGTACAATTTCTTTGTCAAGTTTAATAGTGATGCCAGCTTCTTCTGTAATTTTATTTTCAATGTCCTTCGCTTTCTGCATCAGATCAGCGAGGAGAATACTGGCACTCTGAACATCAAAGTAAAAGCCACGTTTCTCCTGCTTGCTGATAATGTGCTGTACCTCATGCTCTAATCTTACACTGTCCTCAGAGAAGTTCTCGCCTTCCTTCAAAAGTAATGAGAAGAGCCTATCTGTAATCTCAACATCTTGTTTACAGTATGTCTCCATCTCTTGAGAATAATTCTCAAACGCATTGAATTGAATTTTATGTGATCCAAACCGCTTGCCCCATGCTTCGAGTGAGTGGCCTCCTTCTCGAACAGGATTAAACAAGCGCGATAAAACTAGAGTGTCAATACATTCGTTAGATTTTATCTTTGATCCCCACAATTTATTTAGAGTTGGAGCATCAAAGGATATTCCATTATGCATCACAAGAAGGGTTGGGTGTTCGCGAAGATAAAGATTAAACTCCCAAGCCTGCCTAAAAGAATTAACTTGTTTAGTATCTCGATCTTTTGTTACTACGACATGAATTGTAGAAGCGTCAAGTGAATCTGTTTCAATATCAACTATCAGTATTCTCTTGTTCGTCCACATCTGATACATCAGACAAATCCCTTTCAGTCATGCGTCCCGTCATGGGATCGTAGTAAAGATGGCAGGCTGTTCCTGTCTCTCCTGTCCAGCGGTTCTTCCAGACTACAACGTCAGTCGTGTTACGCTCAATCTCATCTTCAGAAAGTTTGTTTCGCTTCAGACCTATGACCATGTTGGCAAGCTGTTCAATACCTGCCGTGCCTCTGATCTGTCCCTGTCTGTTAACATGGACTACAGCAATTAGACCAATGTTTAGTTCCATTGTCAAGGTCTTCAGCTTGGTAGCAATCTCATCGAGCAGCTTACGCTCATCAGCACCATTGCGTCCATCTGAAACAACGATACTAATATGATCTAGGATAACGAAGCGACAGTCAAGTCCTTTCGCATAGTATCTAATCTTTGCCATCAGATTGTCGATCTCCATAGAGCCAAAGCTATCATAGAAATAGACACGATCATCACCTAGAATACGCTTACCAAACTCCACTCGATCTTCCGGCTTCAGTACAGCCTTGAACTTGTGTGCAGGAATATCAGCTTCCATTGCCGCAAGTCCAACTGAACTAATCTTAGGAGTTTCCTCAAGGAACAAAGTTCCTACACGCTCTTCAGTGTTCTTGAGAAGATGGTATAGAATTTCACGCAGAACCGATGTCTTTCCAACGCCAGTTTCAGCAGTGATAATTACCATCTCACTAAGTCGAAGCCCGTCTGTGATTCTGTTTACACCTTCCCAAGGATAAGGCACTGACTCTATATTGTCGTCCTCGGCAAGAGTATCAATCATACTTGAGGATGCTAGAATACCGTCAGGAATATATGTCTTAGCGTTCCACCAAGAAGATACAAAGTCTTTCTGTAAATTCTTAGTAAGACATTCGTTGGCATCCTTGACAGGAAGTGAAACAATCTTGGCCTTGCGTGGAGAGAATAGTTGAGCAACCTTTTCTGCCGCCTCTTTACCTTGCTCATCCATGTCGAAGGTAATCACGATATTATCGAAGCTATCAAGATATTCAAAATGTTGTTTGACATTCTTTACAGCAGACTTAGCCCCGTTCTTGATACTTACAGCGGGCCATTTACTACCAAGCATTTGATAGGCGGACATAGCATCAATCTCACCCTCTGTAAGAGTAATGTACTTACCACCTGACTTAAACAACTGTTGTCCAAATAGACCGGCGTCCGAAATGTTTCCTTGTGAAAAGAAATCTTTCTTGATTACATTCCTAATCTTCGTTGCAACGACCGCACCTTTATCCGTATAATAAGGATAGTGATGCGTGTTACCATCTTCTGATACGCCAACACTATAAGCCTTGACAGTATCTTTGGTAAGTCCACGAAAAGATTTAGCATTTAATTTAGTATCAACTTCATACACATTATTACCCCAATCCCTATCCTTATTCCATGTAAGTTTATTACATGAGAAACAAAACGTATGGTTTTCGTATTGTGCTAGTGCATCGCTTGAACCACAGTCAACACAGGGCTGGTGAACAGCAATAGCTTTATCAGACATTTAGTTTATCCTTTACCTCGTAGTATTTTTCATCAAACCATTTACCAACTTTAATTACTTCACTCGGTCTTGCTGAAGACATAATAGAGTTTGCTAACTTACTCACCACAGCAATGTTACCCTTGACATATCCAAGAATAGGAATAACTCTGTCCAGATTTGGCGAATTATCTGTTGGAATTTTATTTCCCACTTTTATTTTAAGTGGTATACGCAAAGCGGGACAGTAATCATCTTTAGGCCACACATCAGCAATGTCTTGTCGAGTGATGTTAAAAGGTAAGTCCTTATTTGCTGCTCTTTTTTTTGCTAGCCTATGCATATCAGCAATCTTTTTATTTCTACATTGTTCTAAATCAAAGGAAGCATACCGCTTTCTTTCGTACTCTTTCTTTCTCTTTTTTTGCTCTTCAGTCCGCGAAGCCCGCCACTTTCTAGCGTACTCTCTAGCGTACTCTCTATTTCTCTTCTTTTGCTCTTCAGTTAAAGAAACGTACCGCTTTCTTTTGTACTCTCTATCGTACTCTCTCTTTCTCTTCCTTTGCTCTTCAGTTAAATGCTTGCGCTTATGTGTTTCTTCAGAAGTAAATAATTCATTTTGTTTCATAACTATCTATAAGTCTGTCGAGATACCAACGTGCTTTCTTCAAATCCTCTACAGGCTTTCCCTTGTATCTGTATCGCCAAACATATTTTAACACATTTCCTTTTAGATATCCACAAAATTCTTCGTTGCTCATTGATTCAAATATAGCATCAATGCACTCAATTTTTCCTGAGTTGTAGTGAGCAGGTTTATTGACAGGGTCAGTCATCCTTCACTCCAATGCTATAGTCAGGTAGCACCACAAGATCACTGACAATAGTATATGTGACGCTCCCCTCGCTGTCAAATAGTTTTTTCAACCTTGCCCTCGACTCAACACCCCGCCGTTTCCAGTAGTAGTTAATTCTATCAACCAGTTTTGTATTAAAAAAGAAATCGTTTACCATTCATCTACCCTTCTTATCGCTGCTCGCAGTTCCCTTAGAGCGTTGTCCCAAGTCTCGTCTTGTTCTGTCTCGATGCGAACAGCGCCGGTTTCAATTCCGTTGAGAATGTTCCGCGCTGCTTTTCTCAGTTTCTCAATCTCATCTGCCGCTTCATTCAGAATGCTTGTCCAAAGATCGGGTATGATACTTGGCCGCATTGTTCTAAGAACCTTAACAATATCTTTCTCTGTAGTCATATAGTACCATACCTTTCATTGTCAATAGAGTAGTAGACATTTCGCAAGCCAGCATCAGTGATGTAGTACTGAC